CCGCTCTTCAGATCTCCCTACACGATGTCTAGTCGGCTGGCGTCCATCTCCAGCCGAACCGGGGTTTACCCGGTATGTCGTGCCCAGACCTCTCTTGAAGAGGTGCTTCCTGAACACGACGGCTAGCCCACCACCGCATGTAGCCATAAGCCTCCTGGTTTGATCCAGTTTGGACAGATGGCTCGGTAACGATGGACCAACACCTCCACTCTCGACGTTGGAGACTTCGATTGTATCGTTGCTTAAGATGTGAATTATCTACATCGAAAGTACGTATACCAAAGACGTCCCTTCCATCGTAGTGGACGAATGGCACAGCGAACCTACCTAATTTCTTAGGTAGTGGCCATTCAGTGAGGGTTTTGATCATGACACGCCTCAGATTGAGGTAGCCACGATCGTAAGCCTCATTTATGATGTGGACTTGTGAATAGATGTGTTCGGGAGTTAATTTCCGACGGACCCCTTTTACTCTATAGTATAAAGGTGTTACATCATATCCACACAAGAAGAAGGCACCACATGACTCGCGGAAACTCTGCGAACCAGTGAAGCTTTTCGACTTGTTCACTTCAAACCCTAGAAGTGAAAGTAAGGCGGTGACAACTGATGTGACTCGAGAGTCACAGCAGATGTCGTCACCATATACACCAAGTGGCTGGTATATTCCCCTACTCTTTGAATACCCGCGAGGGTATCGTGATATTCTAGATAGAACATCGCGGAGTTTGGATTTGCCCAGCAGAAAGGTGTCATCAGTGACTGGCGTATTAGTGTCGTAGAGGCATGTTGCATAGATCCCTATCAATGCAAAAACAACGCATTGAGTTGGAAAACATACAGCAGACCCCATAGGGGCGAACTTCTTAAGGATTTTAATCCCGTCAGGAGTTATCGCTTCCTTGTTTCTTGTAGCTAGCAGAAAGATCTTCCACGAAGGAGGAAATACCCTTCGTACAAGATCTAATGATAGACTATCAGAAGCAGCACTAAGATCCAACGTATCGATTGAGCCGGTATAGCTACCGAACTCACAAAGACGCTGGTTCTCCGTCTGATCTGTAAGGTGTATGTGTTTACCTAGCAGACAGTCGGAAATCGCCATCCTCATCATGTCGGCCACAGCTTGTTGGAAGTACATCTTGGTCGCTGGCTCCATACATATGGATCTAGCAACTTTGAGATTCTTCGGAACAAAGTGGACACGACTAGGAGGAAAGGTCGCTTGCTTTTTATCAATCCACACGTCAGGATTTGGGGTGATCCTGGCAGGTGAATAACCACGCTCCTCACTGAGACCATAATTCGCTATATGTCCGGTGAAGAACGCGCGATCTATCGCTCGATCATAGGCAATGAAGCTATGCTTAACATCGAGGCGAGTCACCCCATGCTCGGCAACAGATCCAGGGCCATGTTTTGGCCAGGGATCATAATTACCGAGATTGGGCAACACAACTTCCGCTATCATACGTAGATTTTCTACATGATTGCGGGGGAGTGTTAGATCGGACAATCTCTTCTCAACATCCAGCCATCCGCGAAAGGCGGTGCTGTTGAAGGACTCATCCACATAATCCAACTTCTTTCCGAAGTTGAGAAATGTGTACAAGTATTCAAACAGAGCTGGATCGCCAGTCTGAAAGTACCTGATATATTCGAAGAACACAGGTGTGTCCTCGAATCCAGGGATCCATTCTCCAGAGGTGGAGGATGTGCCCATGATAAAATGGCTAGAAGCCATCTCATGAGCAAGATCGGCGAACGTCAATACCGTAGCCCGGAGGGAGCTACATAAGGTTTTGTAAAACCTTACGTAAGTCTTCCTGGGGCGATATGACGTAGTGATGGGACTGTCTGAAAGCAGCGCTAGCCAACCGCAAACGAAGTTGAAACAACTTAATTCGTTTTCGGTAGCGAGCGCGTTGCCGTCTGCGATTGCGCGAGACTCGACGTATAAGTCGAATTTGCGCTTTCGTGAAGAGGGCAAGCGAAGATGAAGATCCATTACGCAACTTCAGGGACTCCGAAGAGGAATTTCTGAAGCCACGCAGTCGATCGCGCACCGGTTGTGACTGACAAATAGAGGAAACTAAACAAGTTCCCAATAAAGTCGTCCATATCGGCGAGCTCGACGGTTATGTTAGCCGGTATGATGAATGAGATAGACCCGGACAGTGGTTTCTTAATCACTGTACCGAGCCCATCATCACTCGTCGCCCAAGTCGAAAACGTCATAACGACGCGTCGAGTTGGGTTTGCCGCACTTCCCTGAGCCTGCACGCGGTAGGTTACCGTGGCAGGATAGGCGTTATCGCCCGAAGACAGGACGTACGTCGACAAGACGTCGCCCGTCTTAGGGTCGACGTCGGTTGACACCCTAGTCATTTCTGACTTGGCTGCAACTTCGACGTTGACCGCTTCAGTAGAAGCGTTAACATGATCGATTGAGTAAGTGGTTGACATGGATACCAGCCTTTCGCTAGTAGGAGGCACGAAGCCTCTGACCCACATCTATGTGAGCCGGACGGTTTTAGTGTACAGTTGTGTCAGACGACATCAGATACGCAATAATGAAAGGAAAATTGACTAAGTCAATATCTCCCTTCAAAATTGAGTTCTCTGAAAGAAACTTATCAAATTCTGGGAAGGAAATCTCGGCATTCGCCGGAAGATCCTTAACAGAACCAAGGATGAATCTGACAGCTGATCTCTTTGCGTCTTTCGAAACATCTTCCTTCCAAGAAGGAGGATATCCTAGGATGCTAAAGTGGTCAGCATAATTCGCATCTTTATACGTGAAACGAGGGTCAGACATGACCATCGCTCTACGCATATTACGATACGGATTAGCGAAAGACCAAACCCTGACACCGAAGTATGAGTGCCAGCGATAGGAAATTGGATCAATCCATTGACCAGTCTCCATTCGTTTGTCACCCAGAACACTCGGGTTGATAAGATTGTCGTGAAACAGCGGATACGGCAAAGTGCTGCTTACACCTACTTCAGGTGATAGCTTTGCTGACACACACTCTGCGAGAAAGCGGAGTCGCCGCATGATCAGAGATTGGAAAAATTCACGATAGGTAAAGAACCCATCGTAATGTTTTTCCACCAAGATGGGCTTACGCCCATTAACTGGTTTAGTCCCTATTTGAATAGAGGCTAAAATTGAGAAAATCCGACGGCCGATTTTAAAATTGGCGTGAATCGACATTGCTATACCCTCCATGGGTTTGCAGCCCTCGCGTTATGCAAGGATTTGCCGTAAGGGCATCATGTAGATCGTTCTGATCTACATAATGTGTCTCATCGTCGGCGTTAGCCGACAATGAGTGAGTACAGGAGACTCGCTACCAATGTTATTGGTATTGAGCCTGTAGGGAGGCCAAAAGGATACTTACCAGAAACAGGAAAAGGTATATAGCGACTAACATCGCGATAGTACCATCTGAATCTGAAAGGATCCGTTGGATCTTTGGACAGTTTCCAACTGTTCAAATCCTGGACAGAAGGTCCAGCCTCGATTGTCAGTGTATGAACACCGTATGTTGGGAAGGCCAGAAGGAACAGGCCATACTCAGCACGACGGATGTTTGCACCGACGCCCGTTATCCAGTTAACTGCAAAGGAGAACGGGATGAGGTCCCACAAATTGGAAGGTTTCGGCATTATACCTAGACCATCCAACCCTAGGGCCGTAGCGAATACGGACGAAATGCCCGTATCGACAACTATCTTACTACGCGCTGTTAGACGCGCTGAGGGAAACGATAGGAATCCATTGTCAAAGGAGAAGGCATAGCTGCCTCTTCCGATGACCAATGTGTCCCTAGACCAACCATCGCGTATACCACGAATAACTTCAGGCAATTGCTCAGTGAGAAACCTTTGAAAAGGCTGCCACTGGAAATTACTCTGAAGGTTCGTAGTAGCTGCGAGACCAACAAGATCCTTGATGGTCACGATGTTAAAAGATTTGTGATGAATATCTTCACAAATCTTAATAAAATCGTGTATCTTAGGGATCATACTAGCCGCATCTGGTAGCTTTGAGAGTGTCTGCAGAATGTCACTATTCGTGCCACGCTGCATATCCTCAACAGAAGCTACAGTCGACAAGTAGTTGGCGTCCTTGAGGTGTGGAACCTCATCGCGACATGCTCGTGAAAAGGAATAACTCCGATTACGAAGCAACACGCGATAGTCATCAAGAC